AACTCTTAAAAATGGCCAAAGATATGTTAACTGATGACTATCACACAAAACGTGATGCTCTACAACAGCAATGGCATACACAGGTCGATGCAGCTAAAATTGCTGGTACAACATCACCTGACTACCCCGCCTTACCGGCATTCCCCACAGAAGATGAAATTGTAAAGAAAGCGGAAGCTCTCAATCAATTCGTTTCTCAAACCACTCCACAACCTGAAGTTAAAATAAAATCGAAAACAAATTCGTAATTGGAGACCAAGGCGGTCAGATGTTTGGCCGCCGCAATCAATAAGGAAGAAAGATGTTTAAATTTAACACACAGAAGTTTAACACATTAGCAGTAGTATTAGCAGTATTAACAATAGTATATACAGCACCAACTCTATCGAGAGAGTTTATTACAAATGCAACACAGAAACAAGTATCGGCAGATTATCTAAAACAAATTGAATGCCTTGCTAAAAATATTTATTATGAATCTGCTGGTGAATCTTATGAAGGCAAATTAGCCGTAGCACAGGTCACAATGAATCGTGTTAATAGTGGCATTTTTCCACGAAATATATGTTCAGTTGTTTATCAGAAAACAACGGATCAAAATTTAAGAACCGTGTGTCAATTTTCATGGACTTGTATGGTCAAAGAAATGGTACACATTCATGATCGGTATAGATGGGAAGAATCTCATTTAATTGCAAAAAGAGCATTGACAGTTTCAGTTTTACATGATAAAATAGCAGAAACAAACGCATTGTATTACCATGCAGTTTATGTAAATCCTGGCTGGAATAAACAAAAGGTTGTAACGAAAATAGGTAATCATATATTTTACAGTAGAATTTAAATTATGCCTAATCGTGAAGAAATTAAAAAATTTAGTATGATGATTGAAAATTTGGTGATAGAAAATCGTTTAGGTTATATGGACGCTATCTGCCACCATTGCAAAGAAACTGGTTTGGAAATTGAAGTGGCCGCAACATTAATCTCACCCGCACTTAAATCAAAGATTAAAGAAGAGGCTCAAGATAATAATATGTTGAAGAAAACATCCAGATTGCCAATTTAAATTATGACGGAGAATACCGGTTTTGCCGCATATGCTTTATGGAATGCTTTGAAGTTACATTTTACTTCCGAATCTTATGATTACTTTAGATACAACGGAAAAACAAATGTATCTAAGCAAACATTTACTACCAACAAATCAAAATACCAATTCTATAAACTATCTCGTAAATATGATTTAGAAGAACTCAAGAACTTTTATATTGCCAATTTTATACAAGGCAAAGGTGATTGGGTAGGTGATTTACTTCAGGATGGTGACGAGAATTATACCAAGTGGCAAAAAACTCAACAAAGCTTGACATATACCTTTGAAAATGATATAATTGTATTATTGGATAAGGTAGAAAATCCAAATGATTTATTAGTGGTAAGAAACAATGAATTTCCTAAGTTAATGCAGTATACTACACAAGGAGATATAACACTTGAAACACTTATCATTTTGAACGACCTGATGAATTTTTTCCCGATGTGGGAAAAAGAAATATATGATGATATTGTTTGGCCTAGTTTTAAAACTAAATGTGTGAAATATAAACCATTTCTACATTATGATAAAGAAAAGTTCAAACAAATTTTGAAAGAAAAGATTAAAGAATATGCATAAGATTACCAAGATTTACTTGGACATGGATGGTGTGATTGCCGATTTCAATAAACGATACAAGGAATTGTACAAAATTGAACCGAAAGAGGCCGACACCTATAAAACCTTTGACAAGTTCTTCACCATGTTCATTGCTGAAAGGCAGTTTGCTACATTGAACTTGATGCCTGATGCTATCGAGTTAATTAACTATCTCAGGTCATTAAAGGTACCAACAGAGATTCTTTCTTCCACTTCTTCTGAGAAACGGGATGCAGAGATTCGGGAACAAAAGATTGAATGGTTGAATAACCAAAACATTGAGTTTCCTGTGAACTTGGTTCCAGGTAAAAGATTTAAGAGAGATTTTTCTAATTCGAATTCACTATTGATTGATGATACACCACAGAACATCGACCAATGGCGAGTTGAAGGTGGTATTGGTATACTTCACACGGACGCCATTACTACCATCGGTATTTTGAAGATGTACACTTGACATTGGATAAATATTACTATATTATGAGAAGTATGTGGACAAGTCGTTTTTAATACACCGTTTATACACCGTTTATACGAAAGGAAGTAAATTATGAGTTCATTTGCGAACCTCAAACGCCAATCTGGCAACCTCGACAAACTATCTAAAGCAATCGAGGCACTTAATACCTCATCCGAAGGCAACGATAAATCAGATAACTACTGGCGCCCAGCCGTAGATAAATCTGGCAATGGCATGGCAACGATTCGTTTCCTCCCAGCACCAGCAGTTGATGGTGATGATGCGTTACCATGGGTGAAGATTTTCTCACACGGATTCCAAGGTCCAGGTGGATGGTTAATTGATAATTGTTTAACCACACTCAATCAACAATGTCCCGTTTGTGAACATAATTCCTCATTATGGAATTCTGGTATTGAAGCAAATAAAGATATTGTCCGTAAGCAAAAACGTAAACTAAATTACATTGCAAACATTTATATCGTATCTGATCCTTCAAATAAAGAAAATGAAGGTAAAGTATTTTTGTTTAAGTTTGGCAAGAAGATTTTTGATAAGATTTCAGAAGCCATGAATCCACAATTTGAAGATGAACAAGCAATTAACCCATTTGATATGTGGAAAGGTGCCAACTTTAAGTTAAAGATCCGTAAAGTTGAAGGTTATCAGAATTATGATAAATCTGAATTCGAATCGCCTGCTGCTTTGCTGAATGACGATGAAGAACTAGAGAAGATTTGGAAGTCTGAACACTCTCTACAGGAACTCTTAAAAGATGGTGAATTCAAGTCGTATGATGCTTTGAAGCAACGCTTAGATAAAGTTCTTGGTCTTAATGGTGAAGCACCACGCACAACTGTAGAACAAGCCAAAGCAAAGCCTGCACCTAAACCTGTTGCAGAAGATTCTCCATTTAAAGATGATTCTGAAGATGATGATATGGCATATTTTAGTAAACTTGCTGAAGAAAATTAATTTTCTTTTACTTAAAAGAAACCCACCTTTATGGTGGGTTTTTTATTATACAACCCGTAAACTACTTAATAGCATTCTCTGAAAGGAATCTTCCATATTCCTCACAGAAGGTATAGGACCTTTTGGTTTTTGGCTCTTGGTTGAACTGATATTCGTATTGTTTGTAATCTGTGCAGTCGTAACCGATTCTGGTGTGCTTGGTAAATTCAATTCTAAATTTTCACTGGTTACGGCATTTAGTTTACTGGTTGTTTTTGGATTGGACATTTGTTCACTTGGTGCTGGTGTTTCTGTTGGCGTCACCGCTTGTGAAGCTTGTGGTGTTGTGTCAACTGGTGTGGCAGTTTGATTTATTTTTTGAAGTTCTTTCTTTACTCTATCTCTTTCCATTTTATAATCTTCAACAGCTTCTAGAGCACCAGGTCCCCTTTCGGCAAAACCTTTCAATTGAACGTTGTTTAATGGTTCACTTTCATTATAATTGAATTGATAATCTTTTATTTCTGCCATTGTTCTGTCATATTCTGGTAATTTTTTACGGCGGTCCATTTCATCTTTAACGCCAGCTAAACCGCCAGCTTTTTCTGCTTGATTCAAACCTTTACTTAAATCGGAATCTGCGGCTTCATAACCAGAAGGATCTGTTAACATTTTCCAAAATGCCCATGCGGTAATCGCTCCGGCTGCAAGACCCATCAATCCTAATCCAAGAGGACTAATCAAAAAAGAACCTAAGCTTGCTAAAAGCCTTAAAGGTCCAAGTGGTCCTAAACTAAATGCCGACAATATACCTCTAACCAAGGTGCTTACACCCTCAATAACCGACATGACACCTTTAATTGCAGAACTAATCATTCCTGTTACTATTCCTAAAATAAAAGATACCAATCCTCCAGAATCATCTTGTTTTACAGCTGTTGCTGTTGCTGTACTGGCTTGTTTTTTACCTGTGATGGCTTCAATTAAAGCTTTATGCCTTCTTTCTCTTTCTAATTCTTGTTCTTCTTTAAAATTACCTTCTTTTGCTCTACGTTGAGTATCATTATCGTTTGTTGTTTTTAATAATGTGTATATCTTAGAAAGAATATCCATCACATTATTATCAGAATCTAATTGACCTATTTTAGTAGCTGTACCGCCGACCTCTTTTGCTTTTTTGGTGCCAGAAAAATATTGAATATCTTGTTGAGTTCTACCGAGCATGCTACCAAGTAAAGCAGGAGCAAATTTAGAACCACCGGTCATAAACTTGGCAATATTTAATGGATCAAATTTCTCACTAAAACCTTTAGACCTTGCTTTAGATTTATCAGATAGTGTTGCTTTTATGGCTGAACCTACGCCTTGGCCTTCCGACAATTTTTCAGTCAGATATGAAATATAAGATTTTTCTCTTATCTTTTTGGCTTCTTGATAGTTCATGTTGATCTAGCTTTCTTAATCAGAGGATTGGTATCATCTTCTTTTTCTGGCACATTACTGGCCGTTGTTTTATTACTTATATTGGTATTATTTACACTTTTACTGGTTGCTGGAGATTCTTGAAAAGATTTCTTTAATCCCATGTTCTCTTTTGTTTCTGAATCAATTTTATTACCAGTTGAAACTGGTGTTGGAACTTGCACATTGGTTTTTAAATCGGACCTGAATAATTCTGCTTCTTTTTTTCTTCTTTTATCCAAACTAGCATTAAATTGACCTGATGCTGTTCTAATTCCCTTTTTCTCTATAATATCGGCCGCACCGGCCATATCTCCACTATCAATTGCATCTTTTAATCCTGCTTTTACTAAACTTTTTGTGCTGCCTGTATTATATGCATATGATGTTAATGCTGCTTTCTGATTATCATTTAATTTGTTCCACGAATCACCCAAAGGTACTTTTGCACGCTTTTCATATTCCGGTAAATCTTGTTGTAATAATTTTTGTGCTTGTGATGGTGTCATTACGGTATCAATGCCTTTTTCTCCTTTGATAGTAATTTGTTCATCACCAGCTTGAATAAAACCCTGGTTGTATTCATTTGGTTTTATTTGGTGTCCGTATCCAATAGAAACTAAATTCTTTTGACCCGGTGGATCCCAATAGGCTTTTCCATTTTTGGGTAAACCTTCTTCTTTTGCAATTACAGAAGAACTTAGTGAGGTTAATCCTACAGTTGCAGCACCTAAAATTGCTGCACCGCCAGCGATTTTACTAGCTGTGGATATTTTTGTTGGTACACTTGGTTTGGTTGTTGGCACCGGCGGTTTTGGTGTTGGTGCTGGAGTCGGTGTTGGTGTAGGTGCTGGTGGTTTAGGTGTTGGTGCTGGTGTAGGAGGTTTTGGTGCCGGTGGTGCTGAAGGTCCAACCTTTACTTCATCTGTTTTCTTTTTTTCTTTACCAATTTGTTTATTAGTATCATCTAATTTTTTTGTTTGTTTTTTTGTTGGCTTAGCTTTTTTTCTGGTAGTCAACGCTTCAATGAGGGCCTGATTTCTACGATTTTCTTCAGACTCAATTTCTTCTTGTTGGTTTTCTCTTTGTTCTAATTCTAATTTTCTATCATTTTCAATTTTGACCAATAATTCATATATTTGGCCAAGATATTGGACCGCAAGTCCAGAATCAACAGAAGAACTTTTTAATCCTCGATAATCTCGTGGCTTCTTACCGGTAAAAAAACCAATATCTCGTTTACTTCTTCCTGTTAAAGCACCAAGAAAAGCAGGAGCAAATTTAGAACCACCAGTTACGACTCTGGCAATATTTAATGGATCAAAACGTTGTTTAATACCAGTGAAAGTTGCTTTTGTTCTGTCAGAAATGGAACTTCCAATGGCAGCACCCGTGCCCATACCAGATGATAACCTTTCGGTCATCATAGACATTAAACCTTTTTTTCTGATGTCTTTGGCTTTAAAATAGTCCATTTACTTTTTTCTTTGTCTTTCTCGTATCTTTTGGTTTTCTTCTTCAATATACGCAATCAACATAGAAACGTAAATGTCCCGTTCCCAAGGCATCATATTTTCAAGCTCTGACAAACTATACTTGTGGTGTTGTATCAATGAAAAGTTTGTCTTGTAATAATTACTCAGATTGTCATGACGAAAAATTAGCCGAAAAAATTTTCTAGGCCTTCTACTTCTATTTTATGGTGAAACCCACATTTTGAGCAATCAATTTCAACTGTTTGTTTTAAACTTGGTAAATTATTAAAAAAATCTTCTACTTTGGCAAATTGTGATTGATTCATGCCTTCTACAAACTCCAACATTTCACCTGGTTGTGCCTCTGCTGAGTAATAGAATTGTTCACCATCATAGATGTACTCTATAGAGCTGGCAATCATGTTAAATGTGGTCTCAGTAATATTATCATACTTCAATGAATCTTGAACTATGTTAAACTCTGGATATTTTAATTTAATTGAGATTGTATCGGTCAACTGAATTTCATCAGAAACACCTTCTTTGCGTTCAACCTGTAAATCTAACAGATTGATTTCTTTTTCCATTAAATTACCACATACTTTGCCTTCAACTTCATTGTTGCATTTATATTTTGATTCAACAACCTCACCTACGGATTTAGCACGTAAGTTAACGAAGTAATATTCAACATCAATAATAGGTAATTTTTCAATATCGACACCTTCTGTTAAGGTGCAATTATAAAGGATATCTTTTACATTTTGGTGAATCGTGGATGTTTCATTCGATTCAACTGCCATTAAAAGGTTTCTTTGTTCTTTAACCAAAAATGGTCGATATTTAATTTTCTTTTTTGATAACGGCAATTCTATTTCATATGTCGGCACGTCAAGTTTTGGTAAAGCCATAATTTATCTCCTTATAAAATCACTTAAAAATACTTCTTT